ATTTTCGGGGGGATTATTTCCCGCGTAACGTCACGAAACACAGGCTATGAGTCAAATGTTGAGTATAATATCGAGGCAGGTTCATATAAAAAAATCTTTGACAAAAAATATATTTCTGATTCTTGGGAAAATGTAAGCCCGAGAACGATTGTGAATGACATGCTGAACAATGACATAAATTACAATGTATCCATTGATTCGATGGATTATGCAAGCGACGCAGCTTGTGCAGCTGAATGGATAGATTCTTCCGATGGCGACAATCCAACTATTGATATTTTAGACTTTATTCAGGGGTCTGGAGCCGTAAAATTCAATTACACATTCGCCACTGGCACAGCCAGATTTACCGCTTCACCATCACCTGTTGACGTATCTTCAATAGTGAAATCAGTATCTACTGGCCCTACCGAGGGGTTTTTAACTTTTTGGGCAAAAATACCATCATCCTTTCTAAATACAAGTTCGCAGACATCAGTTGAGATAGGTTCTAGTGCTGGGAGGTCTCACACATATCCATTAAGGGAATATTTAATATGTGATGATGAATGGCATTTTTACAAAATTCGGATGGATGCTTTCAATGGGTTCTCAACTGCATCTGGACTAAGCACCGACTGGACGGCCATAGCCTATATAAGATTCAACTTTTTTCAAATTACAGCTAGCGGAAGCATAAAGATTGACGACATTCGGATTGTTGGACAAAATAGTTTTTTCCCCATTGAAATTGTTACTACTCCCACGATTGACTCCTTTGTTTCGCCTAGAATAAAGCCCTCGGAAATTCTTTCTATTCTAGCCGAGCGTGCTTCTTGCATTGCATACATAGACGCTTTTCGAAATATAAGGATTGCCCCGCAAAGTGGGGTTGCGGCCCCTTTTCAGGTTACAGATTCGACAAAAAACTTCACAGGCTTACAGGTGGAAGTGGACCAAAGCCAGCTTGGGAATAGAATCCTAGTCTTGGGAGGCGAAGATTATTCTGAAAATCGATACCCACAAATTGAGCTGGGGGACAATGCAAAAAGGGAGTGGGTGATCAAGTCGAAATTCGCAGATATGGAGGTCTTCTTGGATGACGCAAGCGACACTCAATCAGCTGAAGCTGGCACGACTACCACAAACATAAAAGTCACCGCTCACGGCCTTTCTACAGGCGATCACGTCACCAACAGGACTAGATCAAATGCCGTGAGGGAGGTGACCGTCGTGGATGCGAATAATTTTACAGTAGCCGCCGTGCCAAGCCAAACCACAGGAGACACTATAACTTTTTTCACAGTTTCCAAAACCGTTGGATATGAGGGGTTTGATGATGCTGACGAAGCTAGTTTTGACTTCATGGCGAATAGCAATGCTAGAACGATGCGCAATTCATCGCATATCACAACATTCAGCTCATCTGTTTTGATAAAGTTTAGCTTTATCGAGCGCTTACCGATTCAGGTGCTATACACCGATTACGGTTCTGTCGCAGCCCTCAAAGCTTTAGGCCTGGGGGATGGAATTTTTGACCTTGATACGATCAGCGATTCTTCAATAGAGGATAGAGCGACGGCACTTGCTATAGCACAGGCCAAGGTCGCAATTTATTCAAACGCAATCATTAGTGGGTCTTTGACTACAGACAAGCATGGACTTGCGCCATGGCAACTGCTCACGGTTGGCGACTCAAACCAGGGTGTTTCTGGTGATTACGTAGTGCAGTCCGTTTCTATGCGTCAAGCTGGGGGCGAATTTAAAGATTATTTCATTTTCAATGTCAAGTTTGGCACTTCCTTGAATGGATGGATAGAGTTCATGCAAAAACTCCTTTCCGCTGGTGGCAAGGTCCAGATCAATGATGAGTCCATTGTCGCTACATTTATTGAGGCCAATGAGGTGATAACCTCGGATGATGCGAATACTTTGGCGGATGGAGTGGGATTCCTGCTTGCTAGTGAGGCGGAAACCATGACCTCCGATGATGCGAATACGGTGGACGATACAACAAGCGGAGCTTGGCAGTACGAAACTTCGACCGGCCAGGTATTCACTACTCGCTTTGACTTGTGTGACTATGGTCCATAAAGTAAAATGGGGCAAGTAAACCACCTCCCAAATGAAAATCGCCCAAGCTACAGTGGCTCCTGGAGAAATGACGGCAAAAGGCGTTCATACGTTTGTGGTTTGCGATGGTAGGTCAAAGAAAGCTCAAAAATTAAGTTTAAGCATTGAGGAGGTGACGGTTGAAAGAACGAAGGCAATGCTTTTGGCTCAAGATGAAGTGCTGCCGATGGAAATGGAAATGGTGAAATACAGAATAGCGCTATCTGAAAAATGGAGTGCTGAATTAGAGGCGCAACTTGACTCCTTGACTTCCCTTCGAAATAAGGTGGCCAGTAAGTGGGACAGCGTAATCCGTTCAATAGGAAATGAGGCCTCCGAGCTCATTGCAGAATTAAATGAAAGATTCCAAAAAAGAGAAATCCTTGTTGAAAACATAACCACAACCGTTGGACGTGCGGCCTTAGCCTCCAGGCTTTCCGGTTCTTCTACGTATACAGGAATGGTCAATTATACGGCGCTTGGGACGGATTCTACGGCTGCGGCAATCGGAGACACAACGCTTGGAACAGAGGTGTACAGGAAGGCTCTATCTAGCGGAGCGTCTGTTTCAAACATCGCCTACCTGGAAACTTTCTTCAATGCTACGGAAACGAGTGGCACGTATCAAGAATATGGAATGTTTATGGATGGAACTTCTACAGCTGACACTGGCCAAATGGTGAACCGTTTCACCCAGGCTTTGGCAAAATCCACATCGGAAACTTTGAACGTGAAATCTGTCATAACTCTAAACGACGCATAATATATGGCTGTTGCCTCAGTAACAAAAGCGAGTGGAGATACCGTTGGCGCTTCTGAAAGGAATGCGCTTCGTGAGGATATTTTGCGTCATGCGGGTGATACGCTTACGGATACCGGGGCGGCGGATGCTTATATTGTGACGTGCGACAATCAGGTCACAAGCCTTTCTGTTGGACAAATTGCTAAATTCATCCCTTCCGCAGATAATACAGGCCCCGCGACGCTAAGATTCAAGAATTCTTTAGCATTAGATGACACCTCGTCAATATTACAAACCGATGGAACGCCTTTGATTGGAGGCGAGATTTCTGCGCTAGGTCTTTGCCTAGTTGAGTTCAACGGGACCGACTGGATACTGCTTTCCCCAGTTCAACTACAGGAGCGTTTGGATAGAAAGCAAATTGTGGATGAACCAATTTCCGTTTTATATACGCATCGAGATTTAGCCGCAAGTTCGGCCAATGGAGGCAATATAACTGTTTATGGCACAAAAGCGCTTTTAACTGCATCCTCAACCTCAGACGTGGCCAGCTTGACGATTCCAGCACCTTCTGGATCGAGCTTTTTTAATCCAGCTGCCGACATTGACTCGTCGAAATTTGGACTGCTTGGAGCTTTTCGCCGCATAACAAGCCAGTATGCAGATTTATTCTTTGGGCTTCATAGTGTCATCCTCAGCTCCGGCATATTGAGTAGTGCGGTTGATACCACTGCGCATATAGGGTTTTATGCAAGCGGGACCACGATGTACGCTTCCGTCGGAAGTGGCTCAGCGCAGACCAGGGTTGACGTTTCCGCATTTATTCCAGATCAAACAGCATACTCCACTTTTGAAATAAAATACCTAAGCCCGACTTCTGTTAAATTTTATATTGATGGAGTGGAAGCTGCGCATATAACTACAAACATCCCGTCCGCAGTTCAAACGCTCAGGTATGTTGGGATCGGTATTGACAATAACAGTTCTTCTTCTTCAAGAAACTTAGAGGTGAAGCCGGTTATTTTATTTTCAGCACAATTATAATATCATGGACGAAATCTCCGCCGAAAAATTCGCACATATTGAGAAAAGGCTTGATCAGCACGGTGATCGGCTCAATGCTCATAGTGAAAAAATAGATAGAATTGATCTGAATAATGTTAGGAGTGAGGAGGCCATGAAGGCACTGAACGCCACTTTGACCGAGCTTAAGGATCAAATGATTTCCGCTCTGAATACGTTCAAAGATTCCTTGAAAGAATTGCAAAGCACCTTTGCCAGCAAGCAGGATCTGAAACTTTCCGAACAAGAGTTGAACTCTAAATTAAACGCTCAAGTTGTGGATGGAAAGTGGAAAGGCATCGTGTTTGGGATGGTTGGATGCGTTGTTTCTTTTGTAATTATTGCCTTTGTCGGCAGCCTTATTAACTAATTTTCATCATATGAATGAAGAAGTCTATCCAGGAGTTATCGGTGACGGTTGGCAGGAAACGGACTACCAGCTTTTAGCTGGATCTGTAGAGTTGCCATATCCAAGGAACGTATATTCTGGAATCCAATACCACCAGCCTGACGCGGGAGATAATTCCTGCACAGTCAATGGTGGGATTGGGACTGTAAGCGATTTGACTGCTTTAAAATGGGATCTATCACAAATTAAAGAGGTGTGGGCGGAAGCAATCAAACGAGGTGCTGACCCAAAAATTGGGTGGTACTTGAAAAATGCAGCTGACCTTGTGCGTCAAAAAACCAAAGAGTTCTTTGGGATTGAATTAAACAGCTTCGTTTTCGCACTTGACTCTGAGGAGGCAATGGACGCACTCACCAAAGGCTATACTCTTTTTGTTGGCTTCCGAGGAAATTCCGCTTATACAAAAGATAAAAATGAAGACGGCGTTCTTAGTGGAACCGACTTCAAGCCTGGTACATATGGCCACGCTATACGTATCACAGGCCATGGTGACATCGAAGTTTTAGCCGTAGACAATTACATTAAAACGGCCAAGCACAACACCTACACAATCACCAAGGAGAACCTAAAAACTTTGGTCAAAAATGGCGTGTTCTTCCGCATGGCCTATGTTTTCGCCTATGCCGAGGATATGGAGATTGCCACTAATATTCCACTTTGGGGTGTGAAGTCTTGGGACAAAGCAATTAAAAAAGGCATCGAAACCGAGCAAAGCAAGCCTGACCAGATCATAGGAGACAAGGAGGACGAAGAAATTTGGGTAAAGCTTGGTGTACTCAAAAAGGCCGAGGGCAATCTAACACGCCTTCGCCGTGCTGTTCTCTTGGATCGTTTAGGACTACTTGATTAAACCACTTTAAAATGAATTTTCTAAAAGAAGTAAAAGCGGATTTCGTTCATTACTACCAGTCAAGAGGGAAGGCTGAGCTGCATTCGTTTATGATTAGTTTTTGGAGCGCATTTGTGTCTATATTCTTGATGCTCGCAATCAATGATTTGAATGCGTTGTTTGATATGGTTTTTAGCGGAGAAATTGAGCATGAGGTTCTTTTTGCCCTTGGATCTGCTGGAATCAGAAGCATCATTGGAGGGCTATTGTATGCGTTTTTCCCTGAATCTTTTAAGTCAAGAGTTTTCAAAAAGAGGCCATAAAAAATACTTACGGTTGAAGGAAGCTCTTACTATGGCGTGGAGGGGGCTTCCTTTTTAGTGTGGGGCCATTAAAGGACACTCACAACGGTGTTCCCTTTCACTACAATGGTATGAGTGCCGAGGTTG